AGGATCCCTCCCAGGACTATCGAGCCGAGTTTCTCGCACTTGATAGACCTTAGGAGTCTACTATCCTCTCGCGAGGGTAGAAGATAGAACTTCCACGCTTTCTGGGCGAGGCGGTCTGACAGACCACCTCTTCCTAAAAGCAGGAAGAACTCCTGCAACAAGCCCCGGGAAACCAAAGTGTGTGTTCGTGACAACCAGCGCGCCTCGACTTCTCTAAACCAGGTGGCCACTTCATAATAGGAGATGTGGCGGATCGCTGCCGTCGGCAGCTTATCCTTCCACAGCTCTTTCTTAATGAAGCGGATCGCCTCGAAAAGAGAGCCGAGGGGGGCACCGGTTATTTCCTCACCAAAGTGAATCCATCTCTTAGCGAATTCGTACGTGTTTTGAGACACATGCGTCTTCGTTTCAGAGACTTTCACTCCTAACTCATCAAGAATCGTCATGTAGTTCTTAGCGATGTGTTCGTTTGACAAAACGATATCATCACCAAGAAGCACATACTTATCCCACGCGATGGGATAGCCGGCCCGTTTGGCGCTAAGCCGAACGATCGCATGATGCGTAATTGCGAATGTAGTCCAGGAACTGTATGCCCCCATTGGTTGCCCGGCTCCGTAGCGTACAGAGCCAGCTCCCTTTGGAAGCAGAAAGTCCCGGTTACACAGCAATTCGTACCATGCAGCCGCGTACTCAGGTGACACGAGAACAGCTAAAATCGCTCTCTGTAGGGTTACAGGGAGTCGATCTGTTGCTGAACTCAAATCACAAGAGTAGTATGGCCCTTGACGAGGTAGTTTGCTTCGGAAGCTACCTTGATTAAAGGTACAATCAGGTTTAAGGCTCCTCAAAAGCGCAAACTGCGCTTTGTGAAGAGGCTCAAAACAAGATTGTGTCCAATAGTCAAGAATAGCCACTATTCGACATTTGGCCTCCTTATCCTTGATGTAAGACAATCTTGACTGAACCCCCCTGGGTTTAATCTTGAGAGTCTCACACCAAGCATTTGGGTCCACACGTTGGATGGTTGCAATCGTTTCGACTAACTTATCCCCTCCACATATCCGCAAGTTGTCAATTTGCGACTGTGTAAGGAGATGAGCGTCCTCGATTGATCCGATTAAAGCTTGAGCATTGGGACCAGATTTGGTTGTAACATGAGGACGTTCCCACTCGGGAACGTTTAACTTCCAACCCAGATCCTTCACGATAGCTGTGAGCTCCGCCTCTAACAGAGGACTAAAAGGAGCAGCAGGTAAAGTGATAGGATCCAGGTCGGGAGCCTTCGACCCTTCTATGAGTCGAACTAACCCAAGCAAGGTTAGCCCGAGACGTAGATTGGGGCGAAGCATGGTACGGAATAGCTCGACGAAG